AGCAAAAAATAAAAGCCCTCTATAATACCGCAAATCATAGGAGTATAGATAGAGATCACACAATATAAATGAAAAAGAAAAACAAAAGTTTCAATCGCAATACTTTCATTTGTGTCAATATCGTCTAAATTATTGATATCAGGAAAGTAGCAAAAATGCTGACTGAGTGAAGTGAAGCTGGGCTTCTAGTGAGAGTAGATACTTACCAATGTAAGTGGAGAGTCAGAGTACTATTTCAGTAGCCTATGAAATTCTTGGATTTTTTTGACTTTTGCTACATCATGTACTGATAAAATGTTCATACATTTTAATTCGCGACTATATGACAGAGAATGTATAGAGCGTAAATTCAACTATAAGCAAGGAGTTCTTAACATGAACAAAACGTTGATCGCAGCTGCTGCAACTTCAGTACTTCTACTAGCAGGTTGTGCTTCATCTGATGATGCAGCAACAGCTAACGCAGCAAAACTAGACGAACTAAGCAACCAAGTTAGCCAGCTAAGCCAAGACGTTCAAGCGCTTCAATCTAACGTTCAAAAATCTGGTGAAGCAGCTATGGCAGCACAAGAAGAAGCTGCACGTGCTAACGAGCGTATCGACAACATCGCTCAGTCTTACACTAAGTAAGATAAATTCATCAACTTAGTCTTTATATTTCAGTAATTTAGAACAAGACTGCGTGAAGAATGGCGATAAAGTGGCGACATATTAACATGTCGCCACTTTTGTTTTAAAGCGACCAACCAAAGATAGTTGCACTCTAATTTGTAGCACCTTAAATGTCCGGGCTAGGTGATTGTCTAGGTACGTGCTTTCTCAAGATAAACGCTTCGCCTTTGTATTCGATGTAAGGGTATGGATATGCGAAATACACCTCATCACCGCAATTGGAGCAAATGTGAAACCATTGATTAGCGACAGGTTCTCTTGAGTCATCTACTCGATATGCTCCGGCATTACATTTTTCACACTGGAACTCAACTAGTACTGCACTTATTGTTTTATTTCTCTTCATTAACCACTCACGAAAAGTCCGTTTTTGTTCATCCCATTCACGACTCATAGTCTCGATCAAACATTCGAACAAAATTGAAATTTTGAAATTAGTCGTCGATTGCTCCCTACACCTTGCAATTGTTGGCCTCACAGCACCTCTATGTGATCGTTAGTTTTACCTACAAGATCATTAAATAACTGACAGAAAACGCAGGAAACCCTACAAATCAACAACTTAAAAATAGATTACCGATCCTTACTGATCGTTATTATTGCAATTAATCGAAAAAAAACGCAATTTTTGAAATTCTATTAGACAAAACTCAAGCCATTTTCAGTGGCTCATTCCATCGCTCGGAGTCCTTATAGCAAAAGGCTTTACTCAACATCTGCCGCTGTTTGTACCATGCGATTTTTCACAATCCCAAAAGTGCGAAAAAAGTGATCGAAAAACCGCGCAGGCGGGTGTAGAGGAGTGCGGATTCCGTGCGCGGATGGTTCGATTACGTGGCTGTTGTAAGCTGTGTTCGCCGTGGTGGTGTCCTAACGGAAGTTGAATGTGTTTAGCAGGCAAAAAGAAACACAGCGCTTAGGCTGTGTTTAGGTGGGGTTATCGGCTTGTTTATGTGATTTTGTATGTCCCTGCCGAGCTGCCTGAGGTCACAATGACTTCAGCATCACGCGTTAGGATGGTAGTTATCGCTGCTGCTATCGCGTCCATCAATGGGTCGTTTTGTGAAAACTGGTTGTCAGTCACGAAACCTCTTGCTTTCAGTTCTTTTATCAACTCTTTCTTCGTTGCTTCTTTCGTTGTCGCCATATTATTTACCTGCAAATACCGTGGTGGATACATCTACATGCGGCTTGCCAGTGAAAGGACAAATAGTTCCGCCTGTACAAACACCTTTGCCCCCATTGAGTTTTATTGTGTTTGCGTCTTCAGTGATGTTCTTGGCTTTGATAGTTCTACTTTCGTCAATAGTGATTCTCTGCGAACCACCAACAGTCAGACTGTCATTTTCTTCAATGACACCAATACGGCTGCCGATCACTTTCAATTTGTCATCCAACGTGACCACCACGTTTCGCAATTGGCCTACAACGGTAATGAGTTCACCTGCAGTGGCAACATGCATATTGCCCAAGCTGCCTAACTCCATGTTATCGCCAGCAAGTAGCTCTATTGCGCCAAGTGCTTCAACGAGCTTTTTGCCTACAATGTACTCTTCACTGTGTTCACCAACATTAATTTGATGTTTGTTGGTGTGGAGCTCATAACGGTAAGACTCATCCACCACGCCATGTGCCTTTTGCTTTCTTATCTGGTCGGTCTTATCAGTGACATTCCCTGCGGCGTCAACGCGTCGGCTTACCTCTTCTCGTTGCTGTTGCAGTTGCTCACCTGGTTCAATCGTTGGCAAAGCGTAGTCCTTGCCATAAACACCGCGAATAAGCGGACGATCACTTCGACCATAAGCAAAAGCAATTTCAACGACAGTTCCTTCAAGCGGATAAGCTAAAAAACCAGATTCGTGGCCGCTCATGTTAACCGGCAGCGGTATAGAGCGATAAACCGGAACGTTATTGTCTGGGTTCATGTTCGCATCGAGCACTTGAACATCAACGGCAAATCTTGGACGGAACGGATCAGCGATTTGTCCAGAATTTGCATTGTCTCGAACGGCTTCGACTCGCCCTAAGATCGGTAAGTGGTATCCGTTAGCCACCTCAGGAAATAAATCTGCCATTTCTCGTCGCTTGGTGGGCATCGTTTCATTTACCCAAAAGGCGGTCATCTCATCCCCAATCAAGTCAACACGGACAATTCGTTTATCAAACGCAACGCGACCAGGACGCAGCATTGGGAAAGGCGGGAATGTGACACTGTTAGCATTTTGCCTTTGGGTAAAGTCATGGTCGATATTCATCTTCTTGCCATGGAAGTGACTGTCTTCATAGGCACCAAAGTAGATAACCTGGTCCGTGTCTTGGAACCAAATATAATCGGGTATAGAAAACGCTTTTCCGATCCGGTCTAAGCATTGGTAGCCATCACTCTGATTCACAAAGTTAGGGATAACTTTGTCGACATACGTAGCATCAGGCAGTTTGAACTCTAATCCTGTCACTTGGCTGATGTAGTTAAATACATCTCTCATCGATGGGTGCTCTAGACTCACTGGCAAGCGGTTAGCCAATATACCTGCATTCTCCTTGACGACAATTTTGTATGAGCCACGTTCGGCTAGCTCTACCCTGTCAATGAACCCTTCAAAGTAAGGCGCAGTTTTCTGTTCATAGCCAATATCAAAGCGCACCAAGTCAAAACGACTTGGTGGTGTACTGGTGTTAATTCTAAAAATCGCTTTCCCGCCAAGGGATAGCTTGAGGCTCACTTTACTGTCAGCAAGGGTATATTCTTGATTGCTGATAAATAAGCGCTTAGTCAACTTCATGATATCGCCTCTTGGTTCATTGCCAGCGCTTCTTTTAAGCGCGTGTTTTCATGTTGCTCAGGCTTAGTATTCACTTTGTGTCTTTGCTCTTTTTGCTCAGCAATACTGTGATGTTCTTTCAAGCGAAAAGACACTTGCCACGCCATTTGGCTATCTTGCTGAGTAACGGAGAACTTCCCAGCAAACTTTGCCATTTTAATTTTGAACGCGTTCGCCACATCATTGACCACTCGATACACTTTACGATCACCAGCGGCGTCTTTGGCCGCTGACATTTGCTCGAGTTCGGTAAGTTGGTTCAAGTGCTTAAATGAAATCAGTCCCGATATTTCCAGCTCCGCCGCTTTTTCACCTTGCTCAGAATCATCGGTCATCGACGACATACCACTCATGTCTTGGCTTTTGTATTCACGAGAAAAGTTGACCATGATGTTTTTAATATCAAAGGTCTTTCCATCTAATGCGAACATAGCAATTCCTCAAAAAACGGCATGGGTTCTTGGCTTATAATCAATGATGCTATCGTTAAGGGGTGCGTATTGGGTGCATCACTTTTTCGAAGCGTGGCGGCGATTTCTTCAACTTGGCCGCTGAGCTTCATACTAAACACATCCCCTCTCAACGCTTTAAGAGCGTTGATATCCGAGGCAATAGTCTCTAGAGCAACGGCACGCTTGACACTGAGATCTCGTAATTTACCCACCACATTCGTTTCATCGCTTGCTAAAGACTCAAGCGTTGCAATTTGCTTTGCCTGTAAGTGCAAGTAAGCATCAAGTGGGTTAGCTCGTACCATGCTGCTTGGTTTGAATCGAGGCTGCATAATGGCATTCGGTTGATGCAACTTGTCTTTCTCATTCTGCGCGAGTGCTGATGCTTGCCTTGCACATTGGCACCAATCAGGAAGCGTCAGCACGCGGCACAAATCCTCTAAACGTTTTGCAAAAGCCTCAATTTCAATGGCTGTCATCATCAACGCGATAACATGGACGTAACCAGATGGCTTATTTTTGTCAGAGAGATCAGAAAGCTTATCACTAAGCACCGCCGATGCATTTGATGGGTTTAGGTAACAACCCGAACCCAGTCGTTCACCAACTTCAAATTGATAAGGGGTCACGGTTAGTACGCGGCCTTTAACACTCAGCAAGTTCAGTTCTTGTCGAAGGTGTAATAAAGCATGAGACTCTTCGCTTAGAGAATGACGCCCAAAGTTGGCGTCACCTAAAAGGGCATCTAATCTTCCTGAAGCCGCATCAAGTTCAGGCTTTACCTGCCTTGTAACCGACGTTACATCCTGCTCGATGCTGGTCGCAACATGGGGCCATGATAACGAAGAATGCCGCCACATATTACACCCTTCTCAATACATCAATTTTCATAGGAAGAACAGTAAACATCGGCTCAGGAAGATCGTGGTTAGCCTGTTTATCTGTATACACGTATTGCCCAGAGGTCGGGAAATTTAGCACCACATCAAACTGCCCATTGACCACTTGCGCTTCAAACAAAGTAAGCCTGCCATCATCGCGCAACAATGGCAGAGCAAATCGACGGTCTGGGATTGATAACGTGCCGCTCACAGTGAGGTTGGTGTTCTCAAAACACGTGATTTTACTAAAATCAGAACTGTGTAAATGGGCACCTTCCACCGCATGGACTTTAATTTCATACAGGGGGTTATCGTCCGCTTTCCACAAAAATTCAACGCTATGAGCAGCACTGGTGCTCTTGCGTACCCAATCACCATTTACGGGCGCTTTCTCAACCCACACATCACCTACTAACACTTCAATTTTCATAAGTCCGCTACCTCTACTTGGCTGTAACGTGTCGTTAATATGATCCCGTATCCTGCCGTTCTTGGCGCATACACCAAAATCTCATAAGACTCTTTGCAAAAGTCATTGGGGCCGTCCATTTGGTCTGAATCTGTAGAACTAGAGTGATAACCTGACACCCCAAGGACCATTTGTTGTGTTTGAGTTCGAATGGTTTTTTCTGCCATTTCCACACCATCAATGACAGTTTTCACTTTATAGGTTTGACTGTTTTCACCAGAGAATGAAATACGGTCAATAATGTGAGAGCCGTTGAGTTTTAGTAGACTCGTCCACTGCTCAGTTGGAATATCGCCGTTTGCAGGATTAAGCCTGGCGGTTTCGAAAAAGGTTTGGTCTAAACGCTTCAAATACTTGCCTGCGCTTGTCAGCCCTAAATCCACTGTGCTCATACATGCCACTCCCCGTTAATACGTATAAATCGAACTTCTTGCTCTGGGACAACAATTCGAGCTTTATCAAAGCCGATGCCTTTGTCCTTAATTTGCTCATTTTCTGGCGGCAAGAATGCACATTCACCGCTATTTAAATTGACACTACTGTGCACTTTCGCAATGAAGGTGGCGCCATCTTCTGCCTTTTTAAGGGGAATAGCCGCATGTGCAAGAAACACGTTAACCGCCCCTAGTTTTATTGCTGATGTGTCATCAGTGATTAAGCCTGCAATGGATGCTTTCTCTACCTCCAAAGCAATCAAGTCAGCAAAGTCAAACTGCCACGTTTCTGGGGCGATATGGACATCGAGGGCTTCAGATGCATTGGCAAACTTGAGTACGATGTTACGTGTTAACGTATTACCGACCTGCACGCCTTCGTATTTTTGTTTTCTTTGCAGTGGCGTATACACCGCTGCAATAAGCGTGTCATCGTCAGTAGCTAACCCCACCCAGTTAAAATCGAAGTCGCCAATATCACTCAAGATTATTTGGGAGAACACCACTTCATCTGGCGTAATCGACGCCTTACGAGTAATCGGCTCATCAAATACAATTTGCTCAGCATTCGGCATCGCCTCATCTGGGTTTACGGCCACAGTGGGGTCAGAATGTGGCACATTGGCAAGAATGAACCTGGTGATGTGGCTTGGGACGTTTCCCTTTATGTTCTCGGTAATGTACTGCTTACCGCTATTTACAATTGCAGCCATGAATCCTCACTTCCACTGTGCGTGGAACGTTTGTTGATGATAATTAAATTCGGTCGCGCCTTCTTTGGCTTCTATGGTGTCTTCAACGAGGTAGTCGACCTCCATGAAAGTGTGGTAAGTCGTCCAATCGCCGTGAAATTCCGCCGCGGCCAGCAATACCTCTACGGGGTGCAAAATGGCCGTTTCATAACGTCGACAAGTTCGCCCATACTGACCAATCAATTGCATGAACAATTGAACATCATTCTCTGTCGTACTACCTGGCACATCGATAGCAATGATGTCCCAGTCCATCTCAGGAACCCGCTCACGCTGGCGCAATATCCGCAAATCCATTCGCTCAAAGATTTGCTCAAAACCGGACTTATTTCCCGCGTCTTTTGCATTCTGAAATGCATACTTCACGCGCTTGCGAAATATCGTTTCAGTTTCCCCAGAGAACCGAATGATGTTGGCGTCCCACGCCATCAGGTTTAACACTTTTTCGCTGCAGGTCATCGGGTCGACTTGCTTTAGCGGGAACAACAACCAATCTCGAATTTTGGTCATGTACCCAAAAGCACCATTACTCACAAAGTACGGTTCTTTGAGCGCTTCTGATGTCGTGCTTCCGTCTTGCCACCAAGGTGTTGGGGTTTTGCTGAGCTCAGGGGCGTGATCACTTCGTTCAGTCATTTGTCATTTCCCGAACTGTCAGAGTCTCCAATCGTGGCTGACTCAACTCACTGACGATGTCTTGCTGAACCGTACCATTGACCGTGAATCGAACCGACTCCACCTCTAAAACGTGATTGTGCAACTCGGTCGACAGTTGAGACATGCTAAAGCGGCTTCGTGGCCTTGCTCGTGTCATCTCCGGAAACGCTGCCGTTTCACGCATCGTCGAGCGGATGCGGTCCTCTAATTCCGTCAGCACATTTACTTTTTGTTGATCAGACAAGTTCGCGACAAAGACCACATCGGCTTCTAGTCGATAGAGCTCATCCGGTATTGGTTTACAGGTCAGCACATCACCATGGCCGTGGAAGCCTTGTTCCATGATTTCATGGTTAAGTTGGTCAATCACCGCTTGGGGCGTTTCGCCCACTTCCATCAAAATGTAGGCGTTGGCGGTACCTGGTGTAATGTGTCCCGTATTTTCAAAGAAAATGTTATCGATTCGAATACCAGCAATCTTTCCAATGATGGAGCGATAGACATCATCAATGTGCCAATTCCCCGCACTGGTAAACGCAGACTGAATACGAATAGCCAGCTCTTCATCGGTTTCAGCATCTGCGCCCAGACGGGTTATCCAGTCTTTGTCGTTCACCGCGGCCACGATGCCCGATACTTCTGTCGGCAGAATATTGAAGTAACCGGCAGGCAAGTTAAATGCGGCGCCTGCCTCTTCTGCTTCAGCCAATACGTTGCCGACTAATACGCCTTTTTCCAGCGTCGTTTCTGCTAGCACTTTCACTCGATACACCTTGCCATCAATTGGTAAGGTTTGAATGATGGTCTCTGCGGGTATGGTTACCGCCTCTTCTTCACTGCGCTTGGTCAGTGAAATATGGCCTTGCGTTTTCTCTGCGCTTTTGGGAACGACATCTCGCTCCCATGCTTTAAGCTCTAGTGCCCACCGTTCGGCGGTGCCAACAAACATGTTTGGCATAACATGATTCGCGAGTAAGGTACGGATCAACCAAACCGAAGGCGTAATGACCGCAGAACGCACCCAACTCCAAAATGGTGACATCTCTGAATCGTTAGAGAGCGTACTGCCTGCTGCAGTCACTTCCGCTTTCAGTTGCGCTTCCATTTCGGCTTCGGTTGTCGGAACACCTGATGCTGAGAGGATTTCAATAAAATTTGCTTTTGGTCGTTTACTCATTCTGAAATCTCTGTTTGAAGGGTTTCACTGAATCCATAGGCTTGCGCCACCAAAAAAACGACACCTGGCGATTGCTCCACCGCCGTTGCCGTTCCGGGTACCACTCTTGAATCCTGCTCGGCTTTTTGCTCAATTTGCAGAAGAACATCAGCGCGTAAGATCGCATTGCGCTCAGCCGCTAGAGTCCTTGCCAAACCGCTTTCCATAATGGCGTGTTTGATGTCTTGAGCGATGCTGTACAAATCGCTGCACTGCGTTGGCTGCTTACCTGCGTCTAACTCCCAACCGCCATCGATCACTTTGATATCAATAAACTGCTTATCCGACATTCAGCTCCTCCCACTCGGCCAGCTCATCTGGTGTCAGAGCGTTAATTGGTGTGATGTACACATCCCCAAACTGGCGAACGTTATGTGTGGATTGCGTTTGCGTCGTGCTCATGTTCTTGACCATCGATTTTGGTAGCGACGGCGTATTTTCTGGCCTTTTGTACTCGATGGCCGTTTGCTGCTCTGACTCCAGCTCTGGAACCTGCATGCCTGTTTTCTTCGCAAACTCCGGCTCTAGCGAAACGACGTTATGTTGCGTAGGAATGTTTCCGGCAACTTCTGGCGTAAGCTGTAGCGCTTGAGTCGGTAGCTCTGGTACATCCGAGAAGTATCGTTCGACATGCTGGTAACGCTTCGACGGTTCTTCTTCCCCTTGCACTTGAGGGTTCAACCAAACCACATTACTTTGAGCTTCCCCCGCTTCCGGCATGGAATAAGGCACTTGAAATACTTGATCGCTTGTAAGATTACTTTGAATTATTGGTTCACTAACTGGCTCAGTTTCTACCGAAGTAAGCGCTGATTGTGGCAATTGATGAACTTGCTCGTTTGTTGCGGAACTCGCTCGATTCAGCTCAGCAGAGTAAGGAACAAACTTACTTGGCGCGGCTTGGGGGTAAAATGGGTACACATTGTCGGCTTGGGCGTAGTCAGCCACATGCGAAGCAGGTTCGTTCACCGTTTCTTGTGTAACCACATTCAATGCAGAAGAGCGTTCAACTTCTGGCGGCGTCATGGCTGAATCGCCAACGTCGACGGGTGCTGGGCTTGCTTCAACGTCTGGCTGAGGCACATCTGGTAACTCACCAGCTCGCCATTCGATATTGACACCTGGGATCATGTTCAGCATATCAATCACGCCATCAATCGCAGCGGCAATGATGTTGAACCACGTCGTGTCTGCGAACGACGCCTTAATCTCATCCCACCAATAGATCATCGCGCCGACTGCCGCAATGAGGGCAACCACACCTGCCACAACCCATGTAATTGGGTTCGCCCAAAGCGCAGCATTAAACAGCCAAGCAGACGCCGTCGCCGCAATCGCTTGGATGCGCAGCAGTTTGAGCACGCTGTTAAGTCCGGCCATCGTTACTGCCCAACCACCAGACATCATTTTGGCAATGCCCATCGCCATAGAGAGCGACGCAACAACGCCACCTAGTGAAATCGCAGCAATCGCACCGTATCCCATCAGTTCTGCCAAAAGAGGGAATTCATCCGTCCATGCCGTGATGTAGACGATACCATCAGCGATGGAGCCGACTACCGCATTGATGGATGGCAAGATGGCACCAAAAACCGCCGCTCGCACCGCGAACCAAGACGCCTCTAATCGTTCCCATTGGTCGGTCATGGCAGACGCCATTTGCTCAGCTTTGCCCATCCCTTTGATATTTCCTAGGGTTTCCATGCTTGAAGCTAACCCTTGCGTGTCTGCCATCAATAACTTGATTAAACTGACCGCTTCTTCTGAGCCAAAGGCGGTTTTCAAGGCATCGGACTCTGCCACGTCTAACGTGTCACCGAACTTCCCTTTCAACTTATCGAGAATGTCGAGCATAGGCAGCATTTTTCCTTGGGCATCGACAAATGACAGGTTCAATTTATCTTGTGCACCTCCGACGCCAGCCAAGAACGATTTATATTTCGTCCCCGCTTCACTGCCACTCATGGTCGATTGCAAGGTACCCAGAATCGCCATTTGCTCAGACATTGCAATACCTGCCGATGTCGCGTTAGCGCCCACACTGGTAAAGGCACTGCTCATCTCATTACCCGTGGTTTTAAACATCTGCACTGCACTTGCCGTCATGCCAGCCACATCTGCTACCCACTCACCTTTGCCCATCTCTTCGGCTTGGTTTTTGAAGATCCCATACATGGTACCCATGTAACTGGTGATAGTGGCGGTGTCGGCTTTAGTGGCAGCAGCGAGTACACCTGATGCTTTGGTAAACTGTGAAAGTTCATCACCATTCAACCCAGCGATGGCCGATTGAATATCATAAGAGGCCGCGACAAACTCAGTCGCGGATTTGCCATAATCGGCCGCGAACTGCAATGAGGTCTGTTGCAACTGCTTGAGCGCATCATCCGTCACACCAAGCGACTTCACCTCACCCAACTTTCGGTCCATTTCAATGGCTGGCATTAACGCGTTTTGAATGGCAAAGCCAGTCGCCACAAGGCCAGCACCGCCCGTCACCATATCCTGCATACCGCTTTTAGCCGTATCCATTGCTCCGGTGATTTCATTGCTGATGCCTCGAAGTGGCGCGGTCACTTGGTCGACAAGA